GTTGCTTAACAAGCGATCCAGACGTTCCTTGCCCGTGGTCTATTTGAAGACCACCCGAATGAGGTGCTCGTGGCCTCCTCACCAACAGCACGAGCGAGACTCACGTCCCGCTTATGATGGCTGGCTAGAGACTCATATAGACGAGCTCTGCTGTCCAACTGTTGGTTTCCGCAGACGTCCTCTTCACGCACAATGGTCCTTGTCAGGACCTCCATGCGCTGGAGCCCTACGTTGTACCTTACGCAGTTCCCAATGGCGCGGTTCAAACGGCAAGCCGTACGAACCGATTCCACGTGGATAGCTGGGGTATGTAGGTCGCTACTAAAAGCGAGACGTGCTGCGCAGTCTCTATGCTCGTTCTCCTTCAGCAGGAGTTCGAGGATAGCGTCTGATACGATAGTCTGCCCTTCAGCCGCTAGGCGGTTGTGCAGAGAAACCATCGATACGAAACCTTCCAAGCTACTGACATCTACCCGACGCAATGTCGTCGGCGTAATCAAGTGACCACGATAGTAATCATGACCACATGACTCCCTAAAGCCACCGATGCCATAGAACGACTTATTTGCATTAAGGCGCAAGCCCGCGTGCTCTAAGACCGTCTTTACGGCGTTATAGTGGCGTATCGGGATTATGATGTCATCTCCGAACACGAACGGCTTATTCTCGCTCCACATTGATTTACTAGTGGGGCGGTAGCGTGCGTATTCGTGGTCCACTAACCACCCTGCAGCTGTACACAACGACCATAGGCTGATAGCCATGATCGGGAAGCATACAGCAGAGCCCATCGGGGCGTGCATCCCTAGCGGGATCACGCGCTTGTCCGGTAGCTCGCAATGGGTGGCCCTAACAGCAAATAAATCCCTTAACAAAGTAGTTCCCTTAAACAGGAAGCATACCAAGCGCCAGGATACAAGATCACTTGCATCTTTCAGATCGATCGTTGCATACATCGTCGGGTTCTCCGACGCATACTTGGCGACGCGTTGATTGATGCTCTGATCTTTTAGCTGTACAGTCTGCACAGGTCCACCCTCTGGCCAACAGCCAGCGAAGATAGGGTGAGTTAGTACAGTATTACTGATCCCGTCCAGAATAGCTTGCTGCACCCACACGGCGGAAGCCATGTGAGGCGCTACAAGCCGCGGGCCGCGTGCGTCCTTCGGGACAAGCGCGACTCTGCATACATTCCGTCCAAAGTCTTCGAACGGAAGTATATGATCTGACGACGGGCTAGGGACGAAGAACTCGTTAAAACGGCGCCACACGGCCCCAGGTACATCACGTTCTAGCCAAGCATACTTCGTGAGAAGCGTGCTATAGCGGAAAAACGTGGTCCCAGGACCGTGCGACGGCCGCCCTATTGAGTAGGCTGCGCTTGCGTGACGGACGAGCTGTTGAGCCAGAAGGAAGACCCTTGCGAGTCGACTTTCAGGCCAGCCCGAACGTTCGCTGAACGGCAACCGCCAATCAGCAGCGTCGCGAGAGCGACGCTCAAAGCCAATAATAGCTTCTTCATTTTGGACCTCGGAACTTTCAGCCCGCACCTTGTAAGACCATTTTAAGGCCTGTCTAAGGAGCTTTATGCTGAGAGCATTCTCGGAGTCCATGTGACGAGGTTTATCATCTAGCGAACGCACCAGGTGCGTATCGCGCAAATAACTAACCTGCGTACACGTATCGTCGAACGCTCCGCAAGGGGCGTCAAGTCGATTCTGTAGATGTGCCCTAACACTAGAGGCAAGGATCTGGTGTATATCGCTTTGCATGTTGATATGACATTTCTTTAGTTAGGATACCTGGGCTAACTAACCCAAGCGCTAGGTGAAAACCTAGCTTACCATCACAGTCAAGTCTCTTAGATCGCGCGACCTTCGATGTCGGCTGCAAAGGTGGCTTGCGCCATCCACGCAGTCAGAACACCAAGAGGGCCGCTAATCGTCGAAGCCGTGACCACCGTTGGAACGGTAATCGTGAGCGACGCAGAGACCGGCAGAGCAACAGCAACGCCACCTACAGAGGTGGTGATAGTCTGCTCAACTTTTCGCACGGTACGTACCACCGGAGTGCCGCCTTTCGGGGCCTGCTCCATATGATGCGTGACGATGCGGGTTGGGACCCCATCAACAAGTCCGGAACGGACATTGCCAGTGGGCTGTTGCGACGTAAGAGAGAACTCGTTCTCTCCGATGGTTACTTTGGTATCCATAGTTATGGTTGGTTGTTGATGTCACATAATAGGTGGCCAACCTGCCAGTGACGTGACGTACTGTCCGAACCTTGATCGCAGAGCCTTGTAATAAGCCCTTTTGGCTGCAGAGGTCCAACGCCTAGGTAGGCGAGGAAGTCTCTGAAACGCAAGCGCGATCCCTGTCGGAACAGCGTATTGGCCGGGTAACGACAGCCCTACCCAGGGCGTCGGTAACGGACCTCTCCAATAGTACCGGAATTGACCTTCGTCCTTCAGGACGGCAGTGTTTCCCATGTACTTCGTGATTGGTCCCGAACCTTCTATCCTTACTCCCAATGCGGCCTGCGTGACGTCGATGTCGTACAACAAGTTTCCTTGCATACGCGAGATCAAGTCACCAATCCCAACAAAATAGTCGACTACAAACGACATGGGAAGTAATTCCCACACCGTCCGAAAGGTCGGTATTCCGTTGAGGTCGGCCAATCGGTCAAGAATCTCGTAGCCCGTGAAGGGCTTGCGAGTGACCGTGCACTGGAACATCCCTATAGCTTCGCATTTGGTGAAGCGAAACTGCGACCGCCTATCGACCTTCATTTGTGGCCAATTTGGACACTGGTCGGATAGCGTCAGCTCTTCCGGTTCCTCCCACGGGGGGCGGATCGGAAGCCTAAAACATAGCACTCGTTTGCCGCTCTGTTTGAGAGCGCGAGGCGCTATGCGTCTCTTATAGTCCGATATCTCGTCCAGTACATCGGGAATGAGGTCCAGAATGGGCCTCCACCCAAACATATAGGCGAGATATGCATTATTGACGTTGCGGTAGTAACCTTTTCCCTTTTGGATAAAGCGCCAAAGCTTCGGAAGCTCAGGCGCCTCACCTAAGGACTCGGCCAAGCCGCTTCGCCCTAGACCCCACCTAGCTAATCGAGCTGACAACGTAGCAGACCACGCGTGTGGTTCCGCCGCGGAGTAGAAGCTCTCATGCCAAGGGGCCTCGGCACGATATCGGTACCTCATTAGATCGTCAAGACAAGACGGCATTTGCATCCATCTGTCGTTTTCAACCCAGAAGAGGTATCCCGAATCCGTCGGACAACCGTCACCGTCGTGGTGACCGTAGTGAGACGTGGATAGCAACGATCGCTTAAAACCGTCCACTTCGAAGTGCTCCAAGCCTGGGAAGGCATCAGAGCGTCGATGTGGATAGCTATCAGCGATGTAGGCGTTCGTCCCGTTAGGGACGCTGCATGCGGGGATGTCTTCATAGGTCCAGTCACTATCGCGCAGCCGTTTGTACCTTCCGGTATAGGCTGGCGCAACTATGTCTGGGGTCCTTATGAATCGAGTACGCATAACATTAAAGGTTTGCTGGCGTTGTGCCA